AACGAGCCGGTCGCATAGCGAGGGAGCCCCAAGGTCGGCGCCAGCGTGCCACCGGCCGCCGTGCCCAAAAGAGCGTACTCTTTCGGATTGCAAAGAATGCCGGCGAACAGGCCACCCTCCAGGGCGGCGCCGCCAAGTTTCACATGCCCGTCGGACCCGACCACATAGGTATATGCGGCGCCGACAAGATTCAGATTGGTTGCCGGATCGGAATCGATAATCCCCGGCTGGCAACGCCACGTTGAACCCTTGAACAGTTCGCCGACAACGCCGGCCGACATGTAGGCGTTGACAGTAGTTTGGAGCGTCATGCTTTATTCCCCTCTTGACCGGCCCGATTAGGCGGCCTTGGTCTTGCCCGAAATATAATCGCTCGCCGCACTGGAAGCCTTGACCGACGAGTCCATACTGAAACTCGCGGCCGAACGCGGCGCCTCCACCGGGCGGTTGACGAGATAGCCCGCGAGCGCGGCGACCTCCGAACCGGCCGGGACTTTCAAGTCCAGCTTGTCGCACGCATATTTCGCCACGTCGGTTTCCGTCATCGCGGAATGATCGAAGGCCCCAATGTAAGGCGAGACCTTATTGTAAAGAGTGTCACGGGCCGCAATGGTGGCCATGACATCCTTGGCGGTGACGGCTTTGTCCATGACCGGCGTAATCCTCTTGTCCATAGCGGCGATTTTGATGATAGCAGAGTCCAAGGCGGAAGACGAACGGCGCTTGCCGCGCTCGCGGATCGCCTTGAGGCTTCCCTTGGCTTTGCCGATTGCCGCGTCAAACGCGGTGAGCGTGGCCGGCGCGGCCGTGCCCTTGAGCGCGGCGTGGAAATTCTTGCTCGCGGTCTCCATGATCCGAATGGCGCTATCAGCGGCGCCGATGGACGCCGGCTCGCCGCCGTCGGCGGACGGCGCGGGCGGTGCAGCGGCGGGGGCCGCTTTCTTTTTCATTTTCTGTTTGCCGGTCGCCGGGTCCATCACGGGATTGCCGGCGGCGTCGGTCATCGGCTCCATGTCATCGTCGGACGGCATGTCGGACGGTTCGGCGAGCGGATCGGCGGGAGCGCCGGCAAGACCGGCGAGAGATTCTTGAAGCGAGGCGAGCGGATCGGCGAAAGACTGGACGACTTCGGCGGCGGCTTCCAACGCGGCGGCCGGATCGCTCGCGCCACCCTTATCGCCCTCGCCGTCGTCTTCCTCCGCGTCCATCGCCTTATTCCAGGCGGCGAGCGCGGCGGCGTCGGCGGCGTCCATTCCGAAATACTTGGGGAGGGCGTCAACGGCCACGCCCAACTTTTTCGCAACCGCAACGCGCTTGGTGATTTTGGACATCGGTTGAACTTCCCTCAAATCGTTTGCGTCAAACGCGAACCGCGCGTGATCTAAAACGGAAACACTCGGACCCATGCGCCCCTCGTCAACCAATGCGAGATGGTTGAAACGAATTTTGCGCTGTATGGCGTCGTAGTGTTGCCCCTCAAATTCTCCCGGTTGAAACTCATACACGCAACGATAGCCCATGGAAAGCTCTTTTTTCCCGGCTTCGATTGCGTCGTTGAGAGACGGCGACCATAGACGCAAATTTGCGCGCAAGGTCCGGTCGGTCGGATCGTAAAAAACTTGCTCGCCGATAGTGCCGTGAATGCCTTTCTTTTCCGGTGGCGTAAGGCCCGGCTCTACGGCTGGATCACCTAGCATTAGGTGGTCGTCAATCCACGGCTGGAGACGCGCGGAGGCAATGGCTTCGGCGTTATTTAGCTCGTCTTCCGGCCGATAGACCATGACGATTCCAGACGGGTCCGCCTCCCATCCAGGGAAGCCAACCGACCGTTTCGTGTATGGAAAAACGCCGACGCGGCTTAGGGGATTGGCCGCAACCTCAAAGCCCATTCCGCCGCTATCATACCGCCGCATGGTGGGCATTTTTAGGCCGCTTCCCCTTTATCAAATTCGATCACGGGGCGCATGGTGCAACCGCAATTTGGCGCTTGCCCCGGTATGCCTTTTTCCCCCGTCGCCTCATCTATAACCGGCAAATCGTCATAAGAAAAGATGCGACCGTTATAGGCTTGGTGGAGCGGGCGCGGGTGGAGACCTCCGCCAGAGTGTAGCCACTCGAATTTGCGGACGCCGGCCTTTTGCGCGCGGCCCTTATTGAGCGCGTTGTAGGTCTTGCGGGTTTGATCCAACGCCACGTTTTTAGCGCGCCGGGTTTGCTCGCCGTACTGTTGCGAGAAAAAGTCGTGGACATCCGAAAGCCCTTTGCCGTCGGTGATGGACCGAAAGATGGCGCCTTGGGCTTTCTGGAAATACTGTTCGGGGATGGACTTTATGAGCGCGACGTTATTGGCGATAGCGAGCTTTAGAATTTCTTGCGCTTCGGGTGACAGGCTTTTGACGTTGAGCGATAGACCACCCGACAATTGCTTGAGGCTTTGGTAGGTCGCCGACGCGGAGGCCGCATTAGCTTGGTTAGCCATTGCCTCCGCCATCGGCTTTGCGCGCTCGTTAAAGAGTTGGTCAAAGTGAGCCTTTAACTTGTTGGCCAGGATGCGCGCTTGCGAAGCCGGGCTAATGTCCATCGCCACCGTGGCCGTTTGGCCGTAGTTGGTAAAATAATCCTCAACGTCAGGATGATGGAATAGCTCAACGAAAGCTTTTTCCGTGACCTCGCACATATGGGCGGTGAGGGCCACGAGCTTGTCGTGGTATCTCTCCATGACGCCGGCCGGATAGGCGAGCGGCTTTCCTTTCATCACGCCGTCATGCTCGCGCGAGCGAACCCACGTGGCGCGCTTGCGCGTGAGAAGTTTGCGGGCCATTACTCGTTACCGTCGTGTTTCTTCCACCACCACGCGAGCGCCGTTCCAATGATCCGCGCGTATAGCGGCGGCTTTGGCGGCGTGGAAAACATCCGTAAGGTTTGTTCGGCAAATTCCTTTTCCGTTTGGCCCGATGCGTTTCTAGGCTCGTCGCTCATTGGCCAAAGCCTCCGCCACCCGACCCGCCGGCCGGTGCGGCCGTCGGCGTCTCGCCTGGAGCGGTGTTAGGCGCCGTCTTGGGCGCGTCGGGCAATACCACCGTGGCCGGTAATGGCCCTTCCGGCATAGCCGCCTCTATGTTGTGGTACGACGATTGTTTGTCTTTGCGGAGACGGTCCCGAACGTCTATGCCGTCAATCGCGCCAGTGTCGGCGAGCGACTTATCACGGTCGGCGTCTTGCTTTTCGCGGTCGCTCTTTTCCTTCGCGGTTTCCGGCTCCAGTTCGTTCCACTCCACGGCGATTTCCAGCGGTTGCGGGAGCGAAAATTTCGGCTGGATATACGACCTCATGCAAAGCAAGTGGTGGCGCTCTATAATAGGCGTCATGTCGTGCTCTTGGATACTTTCGCATTCCTCACGATAGTTGCCCGCCTCGTACTCGCCGGTCGCGTTGAACCCTTTGGGTTGCGTGCCCAACATTTTCGTGGATGGAATGTTGACGGTCGCGCACGCTAACTGAAATTGCGTCATCACGAGCGCGTCAAAATCGTTCAACGCGGTATCCAGTTGCTTGACCGACTCACCCGTTCCCAGCACGTGCGCGCCGTAATTGTCCCGCATTTGCGCCAGCATGGTCATTTTTAGCGCGAACTTTTTCATATCGGCCATAGCGGCCATTACGTCCACGCCTTCGATAGAAATTAGGCGCTTGGTCATCGCCAAAAGCGGCGCCTCGTCGGCCACGCGTTCCGACGAATAAACGCGCTCATAGACCAATTGGGGAATGGAGAGGCCGGCGTAAAGGTATGTCGGCTTCAACACGTCGGGCACTTGTGGCCCGGTGATGATGACCAAATGCGAGCGGTGGTAGCGTTGCCCGTTGATGCGCCAGTAGGTCGGCACAAAGAAAAATTGCGACGCCGGGTTGCTCGCCGCGTCGTAATCCAGTTCGGGGCTAATCCAGTACGGATCAACTTGCGACATGCCCTTGTAGCTTCCAGGCGTCACGCCGTCGGGATTGAAGGGCTTCAAATAATAATCCGGGTCCGAGCTATTGACCTCAAAAAGAACGATGCGGATACCGAACACCCGCATCATGCGGACGGCTTCCACGCAATTCTTTTTGACCTTAAACCGCTTATCCAGCTTTTGGATTTCTTGGATGATGGCGGCCTTTTGTGGGTTTTCTTCCTGCCCTTCCTTGGGCGCCGCTCCAGCCGCCGGTTTATCGAAGCCGGGCAACGAGAGGTCGTAGCCGTTGCGGATCGAATCGCGCGCCGGCATAAGGCACGCCTTGTTGATAAACCAATGTTGCGCGAGCATGGCGCAAAGTTGGAAGCCTAAAAACGAATGCTTGGCGAACCACTCCATTTGGATTGCCGGCAAGCCGCCGTAACCCGAAAGCGCAAATTGCTTGGTCGTATTTACCGGGAGGTCATCCATCGCCACCGTGACCGCGCCGTCCATGCCGACCGTCGTAAGGGCGTAAGCTTTCGGGTGGTCTTTCTGGATGACCATGGGCGCCGTGGCGTCAAGGATGGCGTTCCAATCGGCCGGCGCGTTGACGACACTATCGGGCGGCAACACGACATCGTTAGAGAAAAAGCCGGCGCGCTTCGGCGTGGCCGGCGGCTCAACGCCCAACCACTTGCGCGCCCAATTTTTAACAAAGCCCATTAAAAACCCCCGGCGGCAAACACGTTCCCGGCGCGGCGGTCGGGACATAAGACCAAAGCGTAATACTCTCGCCGTTCGTCGTGGCCACGGTGGCGCCGACAAGATAAATGATGATCCCCGACCCGCTGTTGAGCGCGACGAATTTTTGTTCCGTCTTGTTTCCGTTTTGAGCGGGCGGCGTCAAAATGCGATTGGCCGGCGTCGGGTCCGCGCCCGTCGCTAACGCGCAAGACCAAGTGACACCCGGCGCGACGCTATCGCCGTCGGCGAGGCTATCGGTAAAATCCAATTCCAGATTTACCGAGTTGCCGAAATTCAATAGCGACCAATTGCCAACGGCTTTAGGCACAACATCCACCCCCACCTAAAGACCGCGTGATGGACGGCCCGGAGAGGGACCGTACAATAAACGGCCCGCTCAAGCTATCGCATTTTGACGGATAGATAATTGGCACGGCGTTGATGGTGTCCACCGCGTTTGCCGCTTCAAGGATAGAGACGGACGCAACGATTGCCGAATTGATGGCGTCTTGGGCGGCGCCGATTTCCAGCAACAACGCGGTGAGGTCGGCCCGCGCCTGGACGACATCGGCGGCCGTCATGCCTTCCAACAATGCCGCCGGAATAACCATCGCGGCGCCAATAGCGTCGGCCGCGCTCGCGGTCTCTAATAGTGAAGCTCCGAACACGACGGTCGCAGAATAAGAATCCGTCGCATTAGCCGTTTCAACAATCGCCGCACTCGTCGGCGTTCCAGTATCCTCATGGTCTTGGGCGTTCGCTTGTTCACTGATAGCCCCCACCATCGTTTGCGACGCGGATACGGTATCAGACGCGGCGCCGTTTTCGGTCACGCTGGCCGAAATAATTCCGGCGCTATTGACAGTATCGGCGGCCGTACCGGCTTCCGTGATCGTGCGCGGGAACGTGCCGACGTTAGAGATGGTCTCCGCCGCCGTGCCGGCTTCGGTGACGACCGACGGAAGAGTGGCCACGTCGCTCACGGTCTCCGCCGCCGCGCCGGCTTCGGTGATCGTTGCCGGGTGGGTTGCGACATTGGACACGGTGTCGGCGGCCGTCGCGGCTTCGGTGAGCGAGGCGGTAAACGATAGGCCGCCGTTAAGAGTGTCCGCCGCCGCGCCGGCTTCGGTGATGGCCGACGGAAGGGTGGCCACGTCGCTCACGGTCTCCACCGCCGCGCCGGCTTCGGTGACGGCACGCGGGAACGTGCCCACGTTGGAGACGATGTCGGCGGCCGTGCCGGCTTCTGTGATGGCCGACGGCAAGGTGGCGCTATCGCTTACGGTATCGGCGGCCGTCGCCGCCTCAACAAGACCGACTGCATAGACATTTGAATTTTGGTCCCATGGAGAAAATCCGCTCAAGCCGGATGGTGGGCTAGTCGGGTTGCCGTCATACACGACCAACTCGCCACCATCATGCAAGCCGATAATCGGCCATAAAAATCCGCCAGCGGAATTTATGCCGCTAAAGCTTATGCCCCCGGTGCCGGTGCTGGGGTTAGCCGTGCCACTAGCGTTCCAATTGCCAGAATTTTTTAGAACCCAAATCAATGAATTTAGGATATCAACCGCGATCCATCCGACATCACCCGTTGAATATGCATCCACGGTGCCGAGTGATGACCCATTGAGGAAAATAAAACCGTCATGCGTCCAACCCACGCTATTGTTGGAGTCTGTGCTGTCACCAACAAAAGCCGAAGTGATCGAATTAATATTGCCCAGCCCAATATTCGGGTCATTGGCCGCGCCGGTTGTAACGGTGAATTTGTAATAGCGCTTATCGCTTCGCGGCAACGTGCCGAAAGTATTTTGACCGACGCCACCGGAGTTGGTGCTAGAGGCAACACTAAGATTGGAATTGGATAGGGTACACGTCGCCGCTTTTCGGTAAGGGTCTAGCGTGCTGTTCGCGGCCAAAAGCTCAATGACATTGGACACGCGCCCCGACGTGGCGTTGACGGTGACATTTGCCGCCGTAAAAGACACCGCGCCCGCGTTGGTGTCGAATACGCAAGCCATCGGCCCGGTGCCCACGCTCCCGCTCGTAATGGTGGACATGCCGGTTGGGGCGGTGTTGACGTTGGTTGCCGTACGGTGAGCGGCCATGCCGACAAACCAAGACCCACCGCCGCTTTGTATTCCCGTGACCGCGCCGTACGCCATGGTTGGGCTTGAGGCGATGGCAGCAAAATTGCTGTTCCCGAAACCATAGACGCCGCTATATCGCACCGCGACGATTTGGGTAGCGCCGGTAAAAGTTCGTGACGATGGCGTGCCCGACACGCAAAACTCATAGGCGCACAGATACGCGCACGTTGAGCCCGAACTTGAGCCAAGGGACGCCGTAGCGGCGTCTTTGGTTGGTATCGTGGCGGCGGTGGATCGGAAACAGTGATATAGGATGATGTCACCGGCCGCGCCCGAGGGGCCGGTGATACTAGCCGATGCCGCGTTGGTCGCGCCTACGCGTGCAATCGCCATGACGGTCTAACGCCCCGTCGTTATAGGCCGACCGAATAGGAAACCTGCACGGTATCGCCGTTGAGCGTCGCGCGGTCGCCGCCAGTGAACAGGCCGGCGCTAAAGAGCGTGCCGGCGGTATTGTCAATGGTGGAGACGGCGCCCGACCCATAGACGAGAAAGCCGCCCTTGAGCGTGCCGGTCCCGGTCATGGCAAAGCTCAACGCGGACGACAAAGCTTTGGAGCCGGCGGACGCGGCCGACCATGCGGCGGTCTTGCGCGGGCTCGTGTAGGTCGGCGCGTTGGTGGCGCCGGCTTCCAGCCAACCGGCGTGAGAGGTCATCGTGTCGGCGGCGGAAATGGCGGAATAACTCACCGACGAAATGAGACCGAGATATGGGCCGGTGACGGTATAGGCCGCGCCGGCAAGCGCGGCGTCCAGCATTTGATTTTTGCCGACGGTAACGACGGTATTGGCGAACAGGTCGCGCCACTTAAGTTCGCCGTCGGGGCCGTAGCACTCCGCGATATAATAGCCCTCAATGCGGCAATCGTCGCCAAGGGCGCCGCGCATGATGGCGCGAGCATTCGCAAAGTCTTGCGGCGTCAGTTGGTCGCCCAAATTCATTTAGTGCCCCCCGTCAATCCACTTGCGCCCGACGACGGCAAGGTAATTCTTTTCGGCCGTCTCGCGCTCACCCGTGCCCGGCGTCGTAGCTTTGACCGCCTCGTCAAGCTTGAGCATTTCGGCGCGGTCGGCGTCGCTAAACTGCGCCTTGCCCGGCTTGAGAATATTGGTTTCTGTGTGGCGCTCGCCGCGCTCCATGTGGACATCGTGGGCCGCGCGGCCGATATCCCTGTCACTCACGCCGGCCGACTGTTCGGCCTGGAGGGCTTTGGAAAACAGTTCGGCGGCGGCGGAAATCTTGGAGGACTCGCCGGTCTTTTCGGCTTCCTTGAGGTCATGCCACGCGCGTTCGCGGGCGTGCCGGGGCGCTTCCAGTTCGGCCAAACGCTGTTCGGCGGCGGTTTTCGTCATTGATTGGCCCCTCTAGTCGGGCGCAACCTATGGCCAAAGGGCCTTTGCCGTCAAGGTTAGCGCGGCGTGGTCGGCCGGCGTCATCAATCGCCACGCGACGCACGCCCAAAACGATCCGCATGTAACGACGATGAAAACTAGCGTCCGACGACGCGACCAAATACGTTCCCGATTCTTTGACGCCATGAAATCCCCGCCCCACTTATCGGCGTAACGGCCACGCCAACGTCGCCCCGCCTGTTCAAATTCAAATGGGCGCCACCATGCGGTCCAATCGTGGCGGAGGTCAAGCCGCGCTTTCCAATGTTGAGGCGCACGCCTGGAAAAATGCGGATGGATTTACGGAAGCGCCAGCCCATTACGGCACGACCTTAACCGACAAAACGCGGTCGCTAGAACGCCAATGCAAATTTATGGTATCGCCGGCAATCGCGGCGCCCGTTTTGAGCGTGGAGCGTCCGACCTCTTTCCCGCCGCGCCATAGCGTGATGACCGTTCCGACCAAGACGGGCGCTTTCAATTCGGGCGGTCCGTCGTCCAGATAAATATTCCTCGCTATCGGCGTCCGACGCATCCGCGCGGCTATCACTTCGGGTTCGTCGCGGGGCATTAGACGACCGACCCGCACGTATGGACGATACCGCCAACGCAACCGCACGGCGCCGGCTTCCTGACGACCATACGCCGCAAGATGCGCGTTCCAATGTCTTCCACCGGCTCTTGATACGGTTGGGGAATGCTCGTCGGGCAAAACGCTACGCTATCGTCGGGCGCGTGCTGGCATTCTTTCGCCTCGTAGCATTCGACAAAGTTGGGGCAACCGTTCGGGGCGCGGCATGTCATCGGGCGGCGGCCTTTGCGCGAGCTTGCCATGCGCGCCACGCTGCGTCGGTTGGGTGTTCGTCATATACGCCAGGGTCATCGCGCATACGTTCAAGAGAAAATCCCTCCGCACGCGCCCAATGCTCAAAGTTGGATCGTTCGTTGCGCTCGCTATAGGTCATAGGCGGCTATTGCTCCCGGCGAGATAGGCGGAAATCTCCAGGCCCAAGCGGTCCACGCTAAACGCGTACGTCGTCACCATCACGTCGTCGCCGTCGGCGGTCGCGCGGTGGAGCAACCTTATGAGCGTGGCTTGTAGCGACATCATCGCGGACAAGGCCGGGTCGGTCTTAATCGTCATGGCGCCCTCCAGTTGTTAGACCCTTTGGGCGGTGGGGCGTCCATTACCGGCACTACTTGAAACGCCGCCGGCTCCAGTCCACCGCCCATCGGGGGCTTGCCACAAGTTCGTTACGTCCAGATATGGATATAGCCGTGTTGATGGCCGAACCTGTCCGACGGGTATAGGGCTAATTGACCGCCCGCGTCAATAAGGAACCGTCCAGTAATAGAGGCCGATCAATCCACAAAGTATCCACAAAAGGATAAACACCGCGACCGCCCGCATTGTCCGCCCCCCGGCGCCCACGGCCCTCGCCTACATGGCAAAGAATCCCTTGGGCTTGCGGAAATCTTCCAACGCGTAGCGGTTGGCGTCAATGACATGGTTTTTCTTGTCTTCCAGTTCGGGAAGAATGCGCGGCGGTTCGGTCGTGTCGTCCACCTTGAAACTGTACGTGCGGTATTCATCCTCCGAATGCGGGCAACGCGCATGAACGACGACCGTGTAGCTTTGCAAAAAGCTCACGCCCTCTTTGACCGAATCTTTTCCTTTCTTGGCGCCGACGATCCGAAAGCCGCGCCGCGCCAGATAGGAAATTGTTTCGGGCCGCGCACTGTCCGCCGTGATGGGCCAATCAAGCGCGCCGGGAATGCCAGGATCGCCGTACGGGTTTGACCAATAGCGCGCGTCGTCGGGCGTATAGGGGCAATCACCGGCAAAGAGCGCGGGGTGGTAATCCACGTCACACCCGATGCGGTACGCCTCGTAGTCAATGAACAGATGGCGGCCGGCGTCGTCGGCGATGGCGCGCATGATCGGGTCGCCGTTCGGATAGTACATGCCGGTCGGCTCCCACCGTCCGATGAAACACCGCATCAACACCGACGGGTCGCGGGCAAAGCCGAAGTCTCCGCCAAATCTAAAGTTGGCGTCGGCCGGCGTTTCAAACTCAACGCCGGTTATCAGATTTTTAAAGACGCGCTTTTCGGAACGCTCCGCATAGCCGCCGCGCCATACGTGCAAATATTTTTCGTAGTCGTGCGCCTTGTCGTACTCCATCTCCGCGCGGAGGTCGTCGGGGAAATAATCGTTATCCTCGTAATTGGCGGTGATGCAAACGCCGCCGCCCGGCAAATTCTCCGCGTCTTGGCTCAACACTTCGATTGGATCGGTGGGCTCGTCGGGGTTCCACGATCCCCATAGTTCGGGCCGGCGTCGTCCAGGCGTTTGCCGCACGGTCGGCCGAAGGATCGAAAGCGATTTGCTGGAAAGCTTGTTCGCTTCCTCCACCCAAAAGATGTCGTAGCCTTCAAGCGACTTGATCGATTCGGCGGTGTGATCCTGCATACCTTGAAAAATAATGTGGCCGCCGACGCGCGTTCGTATCTCGGTGTCCATCACCCGAAAGAATGGACCGAGACCCATGGACGTAATTTTGTCTTCCAATAATTGTTTGCTGGATCGCTTGAGAGATTTTTGAACCTCTCGAATGCAAACCGCGCGGATCGGTTCAAACGCGGAAAGCTCTATCAACCGCTCGCCGAAAAAATGCGACTTGCCCGACCCACGGCCGCCGCGTGCAAATTTATATCGCTTGTCTTCATCCAACAGCGGAAGGAAAACCTCCGGTGTATCAATCTCCAATTCGTCGTCAATGATGCGCGACGAATTGTGCCCTATGCCTGGATCGCCCATTTATCGCTTGGGCAATACGCGGCGCGTCACGCGATTGATGACCGGGATTCCTTCATCCTCGCCGACGACCTTTAGCGGCATGGCGCGACCAATAAGGCCGGCGTAGACCTCCGGTTTCCAATAGGCGAGCATCACGAGGTAATCGGTCGCGCCGACCTCGTGGAATGATTGCAGCAACGCATCGCGCATCGTCTTGGTAAAGCCGATGCCTTGGCCCGGCGGTCGGCCCGGCGAGGTCGGCCCATGGCCAGGACGAAAGCGGCCATCCGCCTCGCGGTCGGGCGGGATGATTTCAACGGCGGTCGTCGTCACGGCGAAAAATCCAAATCTTTGATGGCATTATCGGCCACGATGCCGACGCCGCCGCGCGGTGTCAATCGCTTAGTATGGTACTGATAGGTATTGACCGAATAATTTACGGTTTTTTACCGGGCCAAACAACAGATACCATTGATATTACTAATATATTTAGAATAATGGACCGAATAACAGTATTTATATCCCGTACCCTCGTCTGTACGTGTATCGGTATTACGTACGCGGCATACAAATCAGTACAGAACCGCCTAGATACAGACAGGTCCACGTGATATTACAACATACGGGCCACTTTGTCGGGCCTAATAAAATCAATGGGTTGGAAACTTAACGGGCCACTTAACTATCTCGTTGTTGCGCTCTCCGCGTTTTGCGGTATGTTTCGGCGTACTGAAATGGAGAAATTATGCCCGACATCGTAGACCGCAACACGGCGCACCGTATGGGTATGACGCGGTTTTTTACCGGCGAACCCTGCAAACGCGGTCACGTCGCCCAACGATATGTTGATAGCTCCAACTGTGTTGAATGTCATAAAATTTACCGCAAGAAATTCCGACCGAGCCACGCCCATATCCATCGGCACTATCGGTTCGCCGGCCTGGAGCCTGTAGAGCTTTGGGTTCACCCAGCCGACCGCGAGACGGTGGACGCCATCGTAAATTCCATGCGAGACGATAGGCTAAAGGCGTACGAGGCAACCGTGCAAGCCGCCCAATTGCTCCAAAACAGAAAACAGATGGGGATAGGTCGTGACGATAAGTAGGGACACCGCCAAGAGCCTAAGTAATCCGGCGTGGGGCCGCCTGACGCCGGATACTCTCCGACGCTGGCGCGAGCAATGCGAGCTTATAGCGCGCGGTGGTCAAACGAGCGGCCCGTGGTTTCGCAATATGAGGTTTGCCGATCCGATCACGGGCCAGCTAACCGACCGGGGGCGCCGCTTCCTCGCCGACGGGCCGTGCGCCATCAATCCGCAATGGCCGGTCGGGTGGGACGCGTGGGAGCAAATGGTTAATGAGCGCGCCGCCGGTCGGGGCCGAAAGAAAAGGCTTAGGGACAGTTGACGGTCGCGTTCAATAGTGTAGGATCACTTCAACAACCCGGCGCCTCGCGGGAAAACCAGTGGGCGGAGAAATTCAAATGGCCTATATCGTCACCAAGACCTTTGTTGAGGGCGCCCTAAAGGGCCTGACGATTGAAGACCGCTCGCCGGTCGCCTTTACGGTCGGCAAGACCTACGGCGGCGGCTGGACCGGCCCCAAGTATCGGGTGGAAGCGTGCCGGGTGGCGCCGTGATCCGGTGGCGCGGGGCGAACCCGCCGACCAACAAACTCTTGGTTAAGGGCACGTTGCTATCGGTCGGGTTTGTCATCGGCCAAGATAACCGCTACGGCATTTATGAGGTACGCACGCGGGAGGCCGACGGCCACGCCGGCACGCGCTACGAGGTCCGCGACGCCGACATGGCGAGCGACCTAGACATTCGGGTGGGCATTACGCCCCCGGTCGTCTTCCAGGCCAGCGACCCGGCGGAGTGTGAGGCGTGGGTTATCGGGCATTCGGCCCAAAAATAAATCGGCTGGGGCTGTTGACGCCCACGTACAATAAGCCTAGTCTCTTTTCATCAACCCGGCGCCTCGCGGGAAACAGTGGGCGGAGACATCCAAATGCCTTTCACATATCGCTCTTTCGATTACGACCGGGTTTCGGTCATTGAGCGTGAGACCGCCGAAGCGGTCGCCGACGCCTTCACGGCCGCCGGCATTGATAGTCCCTATTCCACAACCTCCCCGTTGCGGAAAGACGACAAGGGCGACCACGTGCGCGCCTGGACCGACAACGCGGAGCTTTCCGCTATGTGCGCCACGCTTCCGTCCGCCTGGACATGCGATGTCTCTTA